GCGGAAGCGGATCACGCTGCACCGCCAGGCGCGTTGAGCTTCGTGTCGTCCGCGTTGAGCACCTGCACGGCCTCACTGATCAAGGTCGCCGTCACCGACTCCGACATCGACTCGATCCCTGCCTTTTTCGCGAAAAAACGGATGGCCGCCTTCACGACCATGCACACCTCGTCCGCATCGCGGCTCGTGGCGTACATGCCCCTCGTCGCCGTGTCGATGACGACGCAGTCCTCGAAGCCATTGAGTGGTGGTGGATTCCCCGCCCCCAACGCAGTCTCGAAGCAGCCGAGCGCGATGAACAGCACCCCACACGTCGCCCGAGCGCCGATGGGCTTGGTTCCTTTGGAGGCGATCTCTGTGTGGAACGACAACTTCGCCTCCGCCGCCGCCGCCGCCTTTCGGTACAGGATGGAAATCCTCAGATCCGTCGCATCCGCAGCTGGTTGTGCTTGTGTGTCCATAGGGCCGACAGTATGGCACTTGTCTGACAACGCATCAACCGAAGTGCGGTGCGATCGTGAAGGGGAGCCCGGTCACTTCACGCGAATTCGGTGAGAGCTGCTTCGAGAGCATGTCCGCGATGCCGCGCGCCATGTCTTCGAGGTTGTCGGCATCGACGCCGAGTAGCACACCGAGCACGCGACGCTGCGCCTCCGCGTCGTCCAGCTCCTCGCCATCCACGACAGCCGCAGCCGCCTTCGCCTTCGCGAGGAGAAGGTTCGCCATGAACTCGTCGATCGTGCCAGGGGCATCGAGGTAGGTCGCGGTCATGTTGTTCACCTGTCCGAGACGGTCCATGCGGCCTTCGGCTTGGACGAGGTCGGCGGGGCGCCACTCGCGTTCGATGAAGAACATGTCGCTCGCGCGGGTGAGGGTCATGCCTGTCGCGACCTTGATGGACATGATGACCACGTCGTAGGTGGGCTCGGTCTTTTGCCACTTGGCGTCGACACCTTGGAAGCCACGGACGATCTGATCTGCCTCCTTCGCCGAAGCATCCCCGTCGATGACGCCGTAGCGAATCTTCGTGTTGAGCGCGCCACCGTGGCCGACTTTTTCGTTCAGCTCGTCGATACCCTTGCGGATCGAAGCGGTGACGCCCTTGTGGACAGCCATCACGATGAGGGGTCGGCCTGTGCCGTTGCGGAAGCTCACGATCTCTTGCATCAGCGCTTCGACCTTACCCATCGCAGAGAGACGCCGGAGCGTCCCGAGCAGCACCAGCGCGCCGCCGAGCCCCGCCTTCATTGCGGCAGCTGTGCCCTTGATTCCTCGGAGGTAGGCTACGAGGTCCGTCGCAGCCTTCCGGTAGTCTCGGGCACCCTGCTCACTGAGCGTCACGTGCTTCACGTAGCGTTGGAGAGGCGGGAGATTCAGGATTGCCTTGCCGCGACGAAGCATGAAGCGGCTTGAGAGCAGCTCGTTCAGCTCAAGGCTGTGGGAGCGACCCTCGCAGGCGATGCCCTTGCCGACACCGAACCGGCGGCGGCGACCGCCGGACTCGTAGCAGTACCGGGTGCAGAAGTAGCGGTAGTCCTGCCAGGGGTAATATTTCTGACGATTTTCGGTGACGATCTCGAACGGATTGTTCCGTCGATCGATCATGTTCATCAGCGGGAACAGCTCTTTGGTCCGGTTCATCAGCGGGGTGCCGGTGAGTAGGTAGAGGCGGGATTCGGGGTTCGCGCGTTGGATCTGATAGAACGCCGCCGCCCATGCGGTGGAGTCCGCAGCGATCTCGAACCCGATTTTCTTGTAGCCCCACTGGTCGCGCTCTTCGAGGTGGACGCTCTTGTATTTGAGGTTCTTGAGCGCGGTCGCCTCGTCCGCGATGATCGTCTTCCACCGATGCGACATCAGCCAATCGACATGTTGTGCGATGATGTCGTAGTTGATGATCACTATATCGGCGGTGCGCGCCTCATCGCTTGGTCGTTCGCCGCTAGAGATGACGCTCACTGTCGCGCCAGGGCGATAGCGTCCGATCTCACGGACCCAGTTCATCTTGAGCTTGGACGGGCAGACGACCAGAGCGGGGAACTCCGTCGCCGCGATGCTTTGCAGCGTCTTGCCAAGGCCGGGTTCGTCGGCGAGTAGGGCGCGGCCGTTGAGCCAGAGGAACTTGATGCCGTCGATCTGGTGGGGAAAGGCGTCGTCGGGGATCGTGAGCCGCGCGAGCTTCTCTCCCTCGTCTTCGGAGAGGATGGGCGGCCCTTGTTCGCCTAGCCTCTTGGCCTCCTCTAGGCGGATCGCTTGGAGCCGCAGCGCGGCCTCACGAGCGTTGATCATCTTCACGTTGTTGAGGTCTTGGAGCACCGTGAAAAAGTCTGCCGGCCCCTCACGCTTGTCGATGGCGCGGAAGCCGACCCGCTGCGGGAACTGCGGCGCGGCGTCGACCACGACGTAGTCCTTGCCCTTGTACTGCGCGAACTCCCCGATGCGCAGGACGGGCATCGGTGCTTTTTCGCCTGTCGCGCGGATGTGTTCGTCGCGCGGGAGCGGCTCGATGGGGAAGGGGACTTCGAGCGCTTGCTTCGTCGGGAGGACGGAGAGGTTTCCGTCGGGGCCGATGACGAAGGCGTCGAGCCAGATCATCGTCAGGACGTTGATGACGTTCGGCAGGTGGTGCGGCTTGAATCTTCGAAACCACACGCCGTCTCGCTTGAAGGGACGGTAAAAAATGTCCTTGCGGTTGTTCACTGCATCCACGAACTGGGCGTTGTACCCGTTGAAGCTCACGACAAGCTCGTCGCCTTGTCCACGTTCGAACGAGATCTTCGGGTCGACCGTCACACGGAGCGCCTCCGCCAGCTCCAGGTAGCCGAGCGCGAGGCAGAGGGACTGCGCGGCGCAAAAGGCGGTCTTGGCTGCATCGTAGCCCAGGTTGACGACGCTCTCGGCGGTGACGCCGTAGCTCATGGCGAGCGAGGCGTGATAGATCGCTTTCGCCGCCGTCTTCTGTGAGATCTGCCCCTCGGAAATCTTCCCCAGATCCTCCCGCAACTCCTCGGGCATGGCACGCAGAAATGCCGCGAGCAGCTCCCTCGATCGCGTGCCCCTCGGCGGCGCCGCAAGCACCTCCGCAACCTCGCTACCGAAACCTCTGGCCCGGTCGACCTCGTTGTCGAGCGTCGCGCCCGTCACCGCGTCGATGAGGGGTTGCTCGCGATCTGCCCAAGCCTCTTGGTATCCCATGGCCGCCGAGCGTACCACACAAGAGCACCACGCACACTAGGAAAACGCTTGCTTTTATGGGCGCGTTGTGGCACACGTAGAGCGCCGGAGATGCCACAAAAACTCGACTTTCACTGGATCTTGGACGGAAAGCTGGCGCAAGGCGCCTACTCCAAGCCGCCGATCGAACTCTTCGGTCCGTTCGACGTCGTCGTGTTCTGCGCCGAAGAGCTGCAACCTCGCTTCCGGGCGCTCCCACGCACGAAAAAAGCCGTCTACGTGCCGATGGACGACAACCCCTACCAGCCTGTGCCTGCCGCCGACGCGAAGAACGTCCAGATCGTCGGCGCGATGCTCGCGAAGGAAGTGCTGGCCGGGCGGCGCGTGCTCATCACCTGCGCCATGGGAGCGAACCGCTCGGGACTCGTCACGGGCATGACGCTGCGCTCGCTTGGCCATCGAGGCCCTGACGCGGTGTCCTTGATTCGCGAACGGCGAATCCTCGGTGGTGGTCAGAAGGCTCTCTTCAACCCGGTCTTCGCGTCGTTCGTCACGAACGACAGGTAGGTAACCCATGCGAATTCGCGATCCCCACGGCCAAGTAGGTACAGTGGTGCAGGTTCTCGATGGCCTCGACGAGGCGTGTCAGCACGGCTTTCTCGGTCCGACCTCCGCCTACGCCAGCATCGTCGGAGACACTACCGAAGCTCATGCCGCAGTCAGTGCGTGGCTACACGGACTCGCAAAACCGCCGCTCACACCTCGCTCGGGGCGATGGCTGGTCGTAGACCTCGATGGCCGTGGCCAAGTGCTGGTCGGTGCGCTCGACGCCACCTACCTGGACAACTGATGTACGTCCCGAAGCTAGAAATCCCTTCCTCCGCTCGCTACAAAACCGTAGTGGGGCTTGCGGGTGCCTTCTATCGCGCGCAGAAAGACGTCACACTGGCCGGCATCGACGACAATGCGCTGCCCTACTTCGCGAGAAAGTACCTGCGACGGTTTTTCGAAGTGACAGAGGGCGAGGTCAGGGGGGCCATCCTCGACGGAGATCCCTGGTTCTTTCTCGGGTGGCGCGCTCGGCTCGCGCAGGTCGACGCGGCGATGATCGAAGCCGACAAACAGATCCCCGAACGCTGGTCCCTCGTCCGCGCCCAACACATGCTCAGCCTCATGCAGATGGTCGCCAACAAAAGACTCGTCGCGCTCGGTGGTACAGCAACAGGGAACGATGGCGAAACTGCGGATACATCTCGGGCGGTCGGCTGAAGGCGAACCGATCTTCTTCGCGAAGATCGAGTACCAGCAGACGCGAGCGCGCAAAGCCTTGCACCGCGCAGGCTTCCACTACGCTGGCGAAAGTTCCAACGTCGTCGCACCCGGATGCGTGCCCCTACACGGCTGGTGGACGAAAAAACTCGAAGCCGCAGCCCACTTCCTCGACTTCGCCGACCCCGACGCGAAGGCCGTACTTCTGCCCGTCGTGGTGCGCATGGCCGGAAGCCGCGCCACCGACTGCGCAGAGTTCGACGACGCACTCGTGCCTCGCGGCAAGCGTCCCTACGGCTACCAGAAAGCCGGTGTCACATTCGCACTGAAAAGGTACGCGGCGGGCAAAAAAGGGGTGCTAATTGCGGACCAGATGGGGCTGGGGAAGACGATCCAGGCGATTCTCGTCGCGAATTCTCTCCCTGTTGGTGCAAAAATTCTCGTGCTGTGCCCCGCATCGATCATCTCGAACTGGGGGACGGAATGGGCGCGGTGGGACACTCGTGGGCGGCGCGTTTCGCTCATCACCGACGCTCGCCAAAAGCCGGGTACGGACGTGCTCGTGATGAACTATGACCGCTTCGCGACTGCGATGGGCGACGACGTCACCACCGCTCTGATGTCGCAGCGCTGGTCGCTTATCATCTTGGACGAAGCCGCAAGATTGAAAAATCCGGCGAGCAAGCGTAGCCGCAACATTCTCGGGCACTACGATCGCGGCGTCCGCGTCTCCCCTGGCCTCATCCACGTCTGTGAACGCGTGCTCGCGCTCACAGGAACTCCCGTCGAGAACCGCGTCAAAGAATTTCTGCCCCTGCTTCGTGGCCTCGATGCTGAGGTTGCCCGCGACGAGATCGACTACCTCTTCCGCTTCTGCGGGGCTGTGCAACGAAGAGACGGCGCCTGGGACTTCGAAGGCAGCACGCGGTGTGAGCAGCTCCAGGACGCGCTCCGCTCTGACGTGATGGTGCGCCGGCTCAAGAGCCAGGTGTTCAGCGACATGCCCCCCAAGATCCGCACCGTCGCCTCCCTCGACTGCGGCGGCGACGGCGAAACCTACCGCAAACGCGAACGCTCCGTCGTCCAAGGCATCGACAAGCTCGAAGCCGACGTCTCCGCCCTACTCGGAATCAACGCGGACTTCGCAAAAGCCGTCAGCTCCCTCACAAGCAAGCACTGCCCCTTCCAAGAGGTCGCGGCTCTCCGGGCCGCCCTCGCTGTCGTCAAAGCCCCGGCCGTCTGCCAGTACGTCTCCAACCTGCTCGGAAGCGGCAACAGCAAGCTCATCGTCTTCGGGCACCACAAAATCCTCCTCGACGTCCTGTCCCGCTGCTTCAACGGGCGCTCGACAGTCCGAATCGATGGTACGACCGACGTCAAAAAACGTCAGGCCATCGTCGATGCCTTCCAGAACGACCCCCGCATCCGCCTGGCGATCCTCTCGACCCGCGCAGCAGGCGTCGGCCTGAACCTCACCGCCGCACCCACCGTCGTCTTCGCTGAAGCCGACTGGAACCCCACGTGGATGCAGCAAGCCGAGGATCGCGTTCACCGCATCGGACAAACCGCCGAGGTCGTCAACATTCACTACCTCATCGTGGATGGCACTCTCGACGCCCACGTCATCCAGACCGCCGTCGCCAAGATGGACATCGCCGAACGCGTCCTTGACACCGAACACGACCTCGATGCAAAAGGCATCGTCGCCGAGACGCAGTGGAGTGATCCCGAAGAGGACGAGGACGAGAGCGACGAGATGCAGGCGGTCGCGAACTAGCGAGCGCCGAAGACCGTCGCCGCATAGATGTTCTGCGGGAGAACACCCGAACGCACACCCGTGTCGACGTGGTTCTTCACCTCGTGCCACGGCACGACGAAGCGCTGCTCCGAGCCGCAGGAGGGGCACCGGGGCTGCGTGAGCACGCCCTGGCGCGTCGGCGTCGTCTCGGGGACGGGCTGCCCAACGAACCACGACGCCAGCTCGACCCACTTCGTGACCATCTTCCACTGACGGCCGCACTTCATGCAGTTGCCGGTGTAGAGCACGCCGGAGCGCGTCACTTCCTCCCGGACATTGTCGAGGTGCTCAAAGTCGAGCCCTTCGAGCGCATCTGCGGCCGTGCTGCGGTCGCCACGGCCTTCAGACCAGATTCGGTGCTTGTCGTTCACACTCATGGCGCCAGTGTAACACGCCTCTCAGCGCTTGCGAGAGGTCCGACGACTGTTCTTGGACGATTTCCGACGACTGCTGCGGTTCGGGGCGAGGTCGCGCTCGGTGACGAAGAGTGGACCGGGGACCAACCGGCCCTGGACCGACCGTGAACCGCTCTGCGCTCGGATGCCGTGTTGCATCGCAGAGACGATCTCGGGCGTGAGATGCCGAGCCCGATACTCGCGGAGACGGCTGCCTGGAATAATGTGGACCTCGACCATCTCGTCGCGGCCACAGATTTCCTCGAAGGCGAACATCCGGTTCCGGCCCTCGTGTCCGTTCACACTGGCTGCCTCGGAGAAATCTCCCTTCGACCAGCCCTCGGGGATGTCGAGGTAGAGCATCGGAGACCCGACCCGCCCGCCTCCTAAGACGAACGCCTTGAGCCCTTCAGCAGTGTCGGCTTCCTTTCGCGTCAGCGGGGAGGCGAGCGAGCGGAACACGTGGGGCAGCATTCTCACGCGCAACCCGAGGTAGTCGATGTTCCCGTTGTTCCCCGTCGAACCCGCACCGTTCTCGTTGTCGATGTACTCGTCGCTGCATCGGGCCGCGTTGCGTCGCACGCGCTCGGGGAGGTCTGCGATGCTCGGCGTCTCCCGTGCCCATTGCAGCGCTCTCGCCTTCGAGAAGCCAGGAATGTGGCCGCCGAGAGCAGCTCGCGCCTGTGCCTTGGATCGGAAGGGCATTCGCGAAGGTAGCACAAAAAATCTTCGAGTAGTGGAGACTACACGCCCGTTCAGCCCGGCCTTGCGTCGCGTGCGTCGAGGCGTTACCGTCGCGGCCATGACGAAGC